CTTGCTGACCAGTTGATCAGAACAGGGGTTGCAGAACCATCAAAGGAAGCACCCAAGAAATCAAAGAAATAAATGGCCTTAGAATCTGCAACTGATTTGGCAAATTTCTTTGATACTGATGCCCATGGAACTGCAGTCACATACACCCCTGCAGGGGGATCAGGAACCAGCATCAATGTCATATTCAATAATGAATATGTTCTTGTTGATGATGGTGAAACAGGGGTTTCATCAACCCTTCCAGTGATCACTTGCAGAAGTTCTGATGTTCCATCAATTGCAATGGATGACACCTTTTTAATTAGTTCAGTGACCTACAAAGCAAAGGTGATCAGACCAGATGGAACTGGGGTGACTGAAATTCAATTGGAACAACAATGAAATTAGGATCGATCCTAATGATTTCAATAGGTTGAAGCTGAATGGCAGATCATGTCAGGGAACAAATCAGATCCAGAATTGTCACCAACTGCACTGGATTGGGAACAACTGGTTCAAATGTTTTTGAATCCAGAATATATCCCCTGGAATCTGGGCAACTTCCAGGCTTATTGGTTTACACCCTGTCTGAAGAATCAGAACCCATCAGGATTGGACCAAACAGACTTCTGCAAAGAGTCTTGAATGTGGTGGTCCAGGGATACTGTGAAACCAATGCTGACTTTGATGGAAAGATTGATGACATCTGCAAGGAAGTTGAAATTGCACTGGCATCAGATAGAACAGTCAATGGGTTGGCAAAGGATCTTTTTATTGCATCAACGGAAATCACTTTCAGTGGTGAAGGTGCAAAGCCAGTGGGATATGTGACCATGTTGTGGACCTGTGATTATTACACAGATGCACAAAATCCAGATGTTGCAAAATGATGAACATGTCAGTCAGTTCAAACATTGATGACTTTTCAAAATATTTAAGAAGTCATCAAAGAAAACATCTTCCTTCAATCATCAGGAACACCCTGAATGGGATTGCATTTGAATGTCAAAGGGCACTGAAAACAGACCTTCCAAAACAGGTTCAGAATCCAACACCTTACACCCTTTCAGGAATCCAGGTTGAAAAAACTGATAAATATAAATTGGAATCCAAGGTGGGTTTTGTTTCCAAATCTTTTGGAAGGGCAAAGACAGGTTCTGCAATTCTTCCTGCAGAATACATGTCCAGGTTGAACATGGGTGGGGTCAGGATTCCAGACAGGAAAGCAATTGCAGTCCCAGTTCTGAAAAACTACAGACCCAACAAATATGGGAACATAAGAAGAAATGCAATCAGCAAATTTCTGGCAAATGATAAAAAATATTTTGCAGGAATCCCAAAGGGTTCCAGGTATGAAGGTGGGGAAGGAATCTGGAAAAGAATGGGTCCAGGAGGAAGGAAAAACATTGCCATGGTCATTGGTTTTGAAGATTCCACTAAATACAGAAGAACATACAATTTTGGTCAACCCATAAGGCACACAGTCAGGAAAAGATTGAAACGTGAATTTGCAAAACATTTCAAGGAAGTTTTAACCAAGAAAGGGGCAATGACCCGATTCACCACCATGTAAAGGAAACAATGCTGATGTATCACCCAGGAACAAAACCGATTGATGTCCATCCCACTAAAGTTTCAGAAATGGAACGGAAGGGCTGGACGTTAAATGCCCCTTCGGGCAAATCCAAAAAATCATCCAAGAAGGATGATGATTCAAAAACAGTAGCAGAAAAGGAGTGAACCTATGGCTACACATAAAGGAAGTGAAGGACTGGTAAAAATTGGAAGTGTTGTGGTTGCAGAAGTCACAGGATTTTCCTTTGATGAAACATGCGACACAATTGAAGATACGGCACTGTCTGATTCTGCCAGAACTTATGTTACAGACTACACAACTTTTTCTGGTTCAATTGATTGCATGTGGGATGAAACAGATACCACAGGCCAGGGTGCCATGTCTAATGGCAGTTCTGTAGCAATCGATTTTTTCCCAGAAGGGGCTGGAGCAGGTGCAACCTATTACACTGGAACTGCATTGATCACTTCAATATCCAGGGCAAATGCCATGGGTTCAATGGTCACTGCATCTTTCACTTTCCAGGGAACTGGGGCACTAGGATCTTCAACTGTCTAATCATAAAAAAGGGAAGGGAAAATGGAAATTTTAGAAGGGGCAAAAGCCCATTTCAGGGAAAGGCTTGCAGGAGGTCTAAGGTCCATCGAAGTTCCAGAATGGGGCAAAGATGGGGAACCTGCAAAAATCTTTTACAAGCCTTCACTGAATTTTTCACAACAAGAAAAAATTCTGAAACTTTCTGAAGAAGGAAAGAAGGGGGAAGCAATTATTCAAGCCCTGATTGAAAGGGCATTGGATGCAGATGGGAACAGGATTTTCAGACAGGCAAACAGGCTTGAACTGATGAAACAAGTTGATCCTGAAATCATAAGCAGAATTGTTTCTGATATGTCTTCTGATGAAGAAAGTTTGGATGACATGGAAAAAAACTGATTGATGATCCTGAAGTTTACTTTTTGTTTCAGTTGGCAGAAACACTGGGGAAGACTTTGAAGGAAGTTATGGACCTTCCAAGAAATGAAATTTTTGGGTGGTTGGCATATTTCAGGATCAAGGAATCAAGGCAGAAAAGATAAATGGCAAACACTTTAGACTTCACCTTTCGGGGTAAAGACAGAACCCAATCTGCTTTCAGTAGTCTAAACAGGTCTATTTCAAAGACCCAGCAAAGTTTTGACAAACTGAAAGGAACCTTGAACTGGTTATCCACTGCAGGGGGTGTTGCATCGATTGCAACCCTGGGGGCCATGGCAACCAGCCTGAATAAGACTGCAGACAGGATTGGAAAGGTTGCAAGCAAGTTGGGAATTTCTACATCTGCACTTCAGAAATTCCAGTTTTCTGCAGAACAGTCAGGGGTTTCAACTGAAACCCTGAACATGGCATTTCAAAGATTCACCAGAAGGATTGCTGATGCAAGGGATGGAACAGGAACGGCACTGAAAGCATTTAATCAAATGGGGATCAGTCTTTCAGGGGCTGGGGGAAAGGCCAAGTCTGCAGAACAATTGTTCATGGAAGTCGCAGATGTCATGAAGGATATCGAATCAGAAACTGACAAGGTGTCTTTGGCCTTTAAGTTTTTTGACAGTGAAGGGGTTTCCCTGGTCAACATGCTTCAGAATGGATCTGGTGCATTGAAGGATTATGGAAACCAACTGGAAGATGTGGGTGGAATCATTGATGAAAAAGCAATCAAGGCAACGGAAAGATTTAATGATGCCCTGAATCTTCTTTCAAAAGCATCCAGGGGAATTTTTTCAAGTTTGGTTTTAGGTATTGATGATTTTATAGACAGGGTTCCAAAGGCACTGTCAAAAATCCAAAAATTCATGGGTGGTGAAGAATTTAAAATTGATTTCACTAAAGCCCTGGGCATGTCAGCCAATGAGCTAAAACAGGTTTTTGAAGATTCAACTGACGAACTTCAAAGGGTGGATGGTATTCTTAAAAATTTAAGAGATACCAGGAAACAGATGAACAAAGGTGAAATCTTTTACAAAACTATTTTAGAAGAAGAAACAAAACTAAATAAACAACAATATAAACTAGCAGAAGACAGGGAAAAACTTTTAACAATTATAAGCAAAAAAACTGGGGACTTGCGTGATCTTACTGAAGAAACTAAAGATGAACAGACAGATACAAATAAATTGATTAGGGTTGAAAACCTTGGTGTTGAAGCAGTTGTGAAGCAAAAAAATATTGGGAAACAACTAACAGAACAAACACTGGAAGCAATTGAATCAACAATAAAACCCACATTAATTCTTAAAGAATTAGAAGAAGACACACTGGATTTATACAGACAAGATGTTGATGAACATAAAAAAATCAACAAAGAATTATCTGAAGAAGAAAAAAGAAGAAAGAAGATTGCTAAACAAAATTTTGAAATCGGAAGTGCATTTATCGATGGAATAAAAGGGGCCAGTGCCCAGGCTGACAGATTCTTCACTGCAATGGGAATTCAACTGAAACAGGTTGGTGATCAGATGAAACTGGTTTTTGACACCAACTGGGTTGCAGTGGTTGTGAAGTTTGCAATGTCTTCAAAAAAGGTCATGGGGATTGTTGACAAAATCTTTGGAACAGTTGGTGGGGCAATTGACAATATCTTTGAAAAACTGCTTCCTGGTCTGGGTGATACAAATGAAATGGTCTTAAATACTGGCAACACAATTCATGAAGTTCTTAAAACAGTAGAAGAACTTTCAACTGAAATTTCTGACTACAATATGACCATTTCAGGAATAACAGATGAAGCAAAAGAATTGGCACAGATTGAACAGTCATATCAAGCAAACAGGAAAAAAGCAGAAGAACTGGATTCAGGATTTTTGCTTTATGTTGCAGACCTGACAAAACAACAGGCATTGCTTGCAAGAACCACTGAAAGGGTTGCCAGGGCAACGGAAGCATTCAAGCAATCTGCATCAAGTTATATTACTGCTTTAGAAACTGCAGGATTCACAGACCTACAAAAAGACCTTTTCCTTCAAGCAAAAGGATTCATCACAGGACCAATGAAAATCTTTGGTGATATTATTGAAGGTTCAAAAGAAATTTTAGGTATTGCAGAAAAAAGACTTCCAACTGCAGAAGCAGAAAAGGTGACTTTGCAAGCTTTCATCGATGAAAAAGATTTTGGCAAGAAGAAAGAAATGGCAAAAGCAAGTGATTTCTTAATGAGTATTTTAGGAGATCAATTAGCCATTATTGAAAAGGGTGTTGACAAAGCTGACTTCATGGAAGATGTAGAAGTTTTAGGATTAAAAATAGGTGAAAAATTTGATGCAACTGGTTTTATTAAAGCCACTGCAAAATACCAGGAAGCAGTTCTGGCTTTTGGTAAAGCAATTCCTGATACGGCAATGGGTCTTCTGAATGATGAAATAAAAGCATTAACTGATTCAATAAGCCTTCAAAATGGAATTGTTACAACCAACACAGATTTAATGGATCAGGCAAGTGGGGGTCTGTTTGAAATGGTTAAAGAAACAATTAAATCAGAATTTGCTTCTGGTAAATCCAAGGAAAAAATTCTTTTAGATTTGGATGTGGTTTCTTCAAAATTATCTGAAGCAGGTTTGTCAGTTGATGATTTGAAAACATACATTGATGGATTGAAAAAGTTTGGTGAAGAAATCATTGAACCCAATATCACTTATAAAAAAGCAATACCAGAAACACCACCACCAACAAAGCCCTTTTCTGGAAATGTTGATCCAAGTGCTGGGGCTTATGCCATGGGGGGATTGGTCAAGAGATATCCATTTGGTGGAAAGATTTATGGTCCAGGACATACATCAGGTGGGGTGAATGCAAACCTGGAAGGTGGGGAATTTGTGATGTCCAGGAGTGCAGTTCAAAAACATGGATCAGATTTCATGTCTGCAGTCAACAATGGTTCCATGGGTGGTGGGGTTCAGGTCAACATCTATGATGGAACAGGCCAGAAGATTACAGAATTTGAATCTGGTCTAAGGGTTGAAATTAATCAACGTGCAAACAGGTATAATGAATTTCCTGCTCTTGCTTACTAAATTAGGATCGATCCTAATAATATCAATGGGTTGCAGGGGAAATGGCAACTGGAAACCTTAGTCTGAAAATCACAGTGGGTGGATCTGCATACTATGTTTCTGATGATGAATTCCTGGCATCCAATGCAGTCTTTCATTATGGGTTTGTTCAACAAGCCCCTGTCATTGAACTGGCACCATCCAGGGGTGGGTGGTCCAACTTTCGGGCTGGGCAGATAGTTTTGGAAAACAGACCCCATGATTCCAATCATCCTTTTGGTGGTTCCAGGTATCAGGATCTAATCCAG